TTTTACAGTTTTAACAGAGGATACAAAAGCACCGTATAAAATTAATGGGCTATACATAGATTTTATACCATCCGGCAGGAGATAATAAATGGCAAGTTACACAAGGCAAAGCACATTCGTAGATGGAGATACCATCACAGCAGCAATATTTAATAATGAGTTTAATCAATTATTAGCTGCATTTAATAATTCAACAGGACATAAACATGATGGCACGACAGCCGAAGGTCCAGTTATAGGATTGATTGGAGATGCAGGAGAAACTTCTCCAAACAATAAAGTATTAATAGATACATCAAATAATTATATTGAGTTTTATGTAGAAGTATCTAGTAGTCCTGTACAACAGTTATACATAGCCGATGGTGCTATTGTACCTGTGACAGATAACGACATAGATTTAGGTACTAGTTCTTTAGAGTTTAAAGATGCTTTTTTTGATGGTACAGTTACTACAGATGCATTAGTAGCTGATACAGCAGATATAAATGGTGGTACAATAGATGGAGTTACAATAGGTGGCTCTAGTGCTGGTGCGATAACAGGTACAGCTATTACAGGTACAAGTTTTGTTATAGGTTCAGCAGATATAAACGAAGCTGAACTAGAAACGATTGATGGTGTAACTGCTGGTACAGTTGCAGCAAGTAAAGCAGTCGTTGTAGATAGTAACAAAGATATTGGAAGTTTTAGAAATATTACTCTAACTGGAGAACTAGATGCAGCAACACTTGATATTTCAGGTGATGCAGACATTGACGGAACTTTAGAAGCCGATGCAATTACCATAGCAGGTGTAACATTAGCAGAAACAATATCTGATACAGTCGGAGCTATGGTTAGCTCTAATACTGAAACAGGTATATCTGTAACTTACGATGATTCTGATAACACACTAGACTTTGTAATTGGTTCAGGAGTTATAACTAACGCTATGTTAGCTGGGTCAATAGCTAATGATAAACTAGCTGGTTCAATAGCTAATAGTAAATTAGCTAATTCAAGTATAACAGTAAGTGATGGCTCAAGCTCTACAGCTATTTCATTAGGTGGTACATTAACTTTTGCCGGAACATCTAATGAAGTTGAAGTAGGAGAAAGTTCAGGTACAATTACTGTAGGTTTACCAAGTGCTACCCAGATAACAACATCATTAGGTGTTGGTGGTGGCTCAACAAATGGTGTCCAGATATCTCAAGGTGCTATTGCTATTAAAAATGGTGGTACACAATCATACATAGATTTTTATTGTGAGTCTTCAAATGCTCACTATGCAAGATTACAGTCAGCAGCTCACTCGGCTTATTCAGGTAATATTACTCTTACCTTGCCATCATCTACAGGTACACTTGCATTAACCTCAGACGATATTACAGGTACAGCAGCAGTTGCTACTTCTGTAACAGTATCAGCAAATAACAGTACAGATGAAACTATATTCCCTGTATTTGTTGATGGTGCTACTGGAAGTCAAGGATTAGAAACTGATACAGGATTTACATATAATCCTAGCTCTGGAAACTTAACTATTGGTGGTGAATTATCAGCAGCTACATTAGATATTTCAGGAAATGTAGATGTAGATGGTACACTTGAAGCTGATGCTATTACAGTTAATGGTACAACACTTGCTGAAACTATTTCAGATACTGTTGGTGCTATGGTTAGTTCTAACACAGAAACTGGCATATCCGTAACGTATGATGATAGTGATAATACTTTAGACTTTGTAATCGGTAGTGATGTTATTGTAAACTCTATGATAGCAGACGATGCTATTGATTCAGCTCAACTTGCTGATGGTTCAATCGACACAGTTCATATTGCAGACGACCAAGTTACAGGTGATAAGTTATCTAATGATATAACTATTGCGAATGATTTAACAGTTGCAGGAAACTTAGTAGTTACAGGCAGCACAACACAAACAGGTTCAACAGTATCTAACTCTAATTTTCAATCACTTTCTAATAATAATAGTGGTAATGCTACAGACTTTGGTTTCTTTGGTAAATATGTAGAGTCAAGCACAACTAAATATGCAGGTTTGTTTTTTGATGCTTCTACTGATAATACCTTTAGATTATTTGTAGATACACAAACAGAACCTAGCACAACAGTTAATACAAGTGCTACAGGATATGCAGTAGGAACATTGGTAGCAAACGTAACAGGTAATGTATCAGGAACAGCAGCTACAGTTACAGGTGCAGCTCAGTCAAATATTACAAGTCTTGGTACACTAACAACGCTTACAGTTGACAATGTAATTATTAATGGTACTACTATTGGTCATACAGATGATACAGATTTAATGACACTAGCAGATGGAGTATTAACAGTAGCTGGTGAGGTTGATGCAGTAAGTTTAGATGTTTCTGGAGACATAGATGTTGATGGAACTGCTAACTTAGATAATACAGATATAGACGGAACTTTAAATACTTCTGGTGTAGTAACATCACAAACCTCTGCAAATATATCTCAAGTAGCATTAACAGATGGTACAGTATCTTGGGATGCAGCAGCAGCAGCTAATGCTTTCTTATTACTAGAAGAAAACTCAACAATCTCTGCACCAAGTAATGCAGTTGAAGGAGCTATTATAAGTATTGAGGTAGCTCAACACGCATCAAGTGGACCATACACTTTAGCATGGAACGCAATTTTTGAGTTTGCAGGAGATACAACTCC